TTTTTTTTTTTTTTGTTTTTCAAATTTTGATTTTTATACCGGATTTCCAAAGAATGCCGGTCTCTTTTCTTAAAAAGGTTAAAATCGCCACATTCACATTATTGTTTTTGCTACTGTTAATACTTCTGGTATTATGGCGGTAAAGTCTTTTGCGCTGTTCATCATGGTCTTTATTAGACTTGGTGGACTTTCATTTTGGACTTGTTGATTTGATGGGTTTACATGGTTCGATGCTATTTGTAATGCTTGCATATCTGAATCTGCCATTTTCAAATCACGAATATTTTCCCCTACTATTTCTAAAACTGCACAGGCTTCAAATTCTAAAAGACTTCCTGTTGCCAGTCCCTGGACTAAAAAGCCCATATAGTGGTGATTTATTCGATAAGTCAACACATTTCCCGTTGTGGATGGATCATAGTACGCATCTGGTTGATACTCATACTCTTCCGGTGCCACTGGGTTATATGTCAATGTACACCACTTCTTCGACACTGGACATCTAAAATACGACTCATAATTGGAGAATTGTGAAATCGACGCTCCATTCAGGGTATAATGGTTTGGTTCTTCCACTGCGTGACATATCCCTGACATGCTCATTTCAGCCCCTGCATATCGAATTCGGACTCCTGCACACACTAATCTTACTGTTGTGTTTGGTCCAACTGATCCGTCTGCTGCGTAATCTGTGTTAAAATTATAACCTGTATACGCAGATGTTACAAGTGCTGCTCTCACATCCAATTCTGCAAAACTTGTTCCCGGGTCCGAAGACCCGTTTGAAACAAACAACGGAGCAAAATCATCTGTACCTATATAGTAATTATTCAGTACCCTCCTCGGTGCAAATACGACATGGAAATTTTGGTAAGATCCTGCCGGGGAGGAACCGCGAATAAATACTTTATGTCGTCTCGATTTAATAGATGGGAAGGTGGGGACACAAGGGAGCTCCGTGGGGATATCCCCTGACATTCCCAACCCTCTATTGTATCTTGCATTTGTTCCGTCGAAAAATTGGAATGGTAATAACAACCCTGATATGTATAATTTTCCACACATCGAGAGCTTGACACTTCCTCCTGAGGAAGATTCAATTGTGGCTCTTCTATTTGGTTGTTTCTTTGGGTAATTTTTCCGTCCCATCCCATATTCGTCTGTTCGTATTTGGCTTTTTTCGAGTTGTCTAATCTGGCCTGGGGGGTTAATTGTTGACACAATTCCCCTAGGTCCTCTATTTCGATTCCGGGGTTGCCTCTTTGGCTTTGACCCTCCTTTAGACGCTCGTTTATAGTCCTCGTATCGTTTTGATTTTTCTGTTGATGACAGCTTGGCAAACCTGGCTGCGTGTTTCTTCTCAAATTGCTGTTTCGATAACATTCCATTTTGATTGCAATTTAAAAAATAGAATTCGGCTTTCGCCTCCTGATGCCTTGTTAAAACCTCCTCCTCCGTTTGCAAGGAAGGGCTCGAAAAACTATAAGCTCCTTCTACACCCAACCAAAACCCGTAAACCACCTTCTGACGTCGAGGGACTCCAGTAGTCCGCAATCCGTCAATAAATGGCCCATGGATCTCTTTATCTGCCAATACAGTTGTTATGAAACTTCGAATATTTTCAAATAGTTCTTCGTCATACCATGCTAAATGCATCAATGCATATGCTTTGCTGACTTCATCATCGGGCCCATGTTTATCTATCGCTGTAACAAAGGCGCTGAAAATTCTCTCAGAATCATAAGAGGGAACAAATCGGTCTCCTATAGATCGGCACGTTGCTCCCAAAAAATGCATGCCGATTGGTCCTTTTTGAACATGACAAGCTGATTCTTTTACTGTGAGATTAAACTCCTTGTACATATTACGTAAGATGTCCTTTAAAATCCTTAACATTTGTTGCTCTTGTTCTTCGTCGACTCTCATAGACGACAAAAGATCATCTCCGTACACATCACTATGCAC